TGTCGTAGACAATCCCATCTTCCGGCTGGATGTCCGTGAAGCCGCCGTCCGAACTGAGTACGATGAGGTCAAAGACTAGACTTTCTTTTGCCGCTTCCAGTGTCCATCGCCACAACGGAACTCCGCAAAAGTTCTTGAAGTTCTTCCCCGGTATCCCTTTGCTTCCTTTTCTGGCGGGTATAAGAGCCGCTACCTTCATATGGGCCACCCGTGTCTTGCGTAACATCCTATACAGCCAAGGATCGTCGTAATCCCGATAACCAGTATCAATGTCTTGTGGTTGCAGTATGTTTCAAACAACTCACCATTGTTTGCATTGATATACACTTCAGCCCACCATCTTGCGTTGTACCAACTGAGTCCTTCGCGTTCTTTGCACAAAGGGCATGAGCACTTTGCTTTCATTGAGCCTCCTTAAAGGGTGGAATTAGGGACGGGGTTAACCGCCCCTAAGTATGCGAAATTACAGTGTTTATTTTTCCTTGTATCGAACGATAACATTCACGTTCTTCGCCCCGGCCTCGGACTTCGAGGAATGGACGTGGAGAACGCTTGTCGCGCCGAAGGTCTTTGCACTGACGGTCATGGTCAGCCATTTGCCGGTCGCCTGAACCACTGCCGAACCGGAAAGCGTGTAGGATGCAAACACGGTACGCAGGCCATACGTTGTTGCCGCCGCCGCCGCCTTTGCGAGTTTGATCTTCATTGCCGTACAGGTGCTAACGAATGTCGTCACCTTCTGCACGAATGCGCCCGTGACGATGACGCTACGGCCAAAATTGTAGCCGTAATTGAACATCGCGCTCGTGGTCTTGGATGTCATGGGAATCATAGGGAACGTTACTTCTGAATATACCCCTGTGTTAAAAAGGGGACAGAGACTTGAAAAATCAGCCATTGCTATACTCCTTTTGTTAGGATGAACGGGGCCGCTGAGGGCACCGCTATCAAATCGTTGTCAGGCTCATAGATTAATCGTCTGTTCGCAATCGGGTGTCCTGTTCTGAGAATGTGCCGAGCTTGGGCGAGAGCCATTGGTAGCGTGAACTGCCGTATCCACGGGACAGGGCCGTCTTTTGTCACACCGAATATTCCGGCTTCGGTGGCGTTAAGGAAAAACCCCGCGCCGGAGATCATGCCTAGATAATCCTCAAGGACGAGTTTCATCTGGTAGAACATGAACGTGGTGTAGACGGTGTTCCCGTAGATGTCGATGTGGGGCCGCCTTATCCAGTGGTCTTTCTCGTCTGTGCGGTCAACGTAGTATCTATCCTTGTTTCCGTCACCGGAAGGGAAAGACAGTTCGTTGCCGACGAATACCAAGACCTGTGAACACAATACCTGGAACGCGAAGGCAACCGCCGAATTGTACTGACTTGACAGGGAAGGGAGGAAATCACCCGTTCCGTTCAAGGGCCGATACCACTTGGCTATCTTCTTGTCGAGGGACTTTATTGCCGAGTAAACGGCATGGTACTTCACAGTACCGCCCTTATCTTCCCACATCTTTACAGCGGCGGGATTCGCGGGAATGTCCGCGCATAGGGTCATCCCCGTGGTGTCGTCTATGCCCTCAAACCACTTCAGCATCTTGTCGGAGGAATCGGCGATGAAGGTGTACTCAGGCTTTATTCCGTTTTGCAGGAGATACCTGATACCCGCGCTGATTCCGATAAGGACAAAATCCCTGTCGTGCTGAAGCTCCCTGAGTTGGTCTAACTGCTTGGAGAGCGCAGGGGACGCGCCGATTATCACGGCGGCCTTCCCCTGTCCCTTCTCAAATTCTTCCGTGCATGACCACCCGCACCTTTTCACGTTCTCTCTGTTGAAACGGGCGTGTTTGTCCCATATTTCCAGCCTGTCATCTTCCGTGTTACGGGAAATGGCGTGGACGAAGTTATGTACCGTTTCGTTGGAGCCTATGTAGTTCAGCGGGTCAAAAGCCATGCGTTATCCTCTAGCCGAGATCCACGATCATTCCGTGGGCTTTGTCGGCGTTCTTCATTTCGAGCGTGTACTGACCGGACAGCTGCCATTTCTGGCTTCTGCCCGTCTTTGCCATTTTCTCCAAGCCCCATGAATCACCCTGAAGCGGGACAAGAAAAATCCTGCTCTTGTCGATGATGTAAACCTTGTCGTCGGACGCGAAACGGTCGATGACGATGGGAAGCAGGTAGCCCATGTCAGTCAGGAACTTGTCGTGATACGTCCCTGCCGTCCTTTCTTCCTGAGTCGTGCGTTTGTACTGTGCGTCCATTGCCGCAATGACTCTTGCCTGTTTCGGGGGGACAAGCAGGAAGCAATCGCTCTGTTCGTCCATACCGCCCCTGCCGTAAATCATGTAGGCAAGGGAGTTAATGTGACCGGCAACCAGCGCGGCGGCTGTTCCGGCGTCGAGTACGGTGTCCTTCTCTTCCGTCCCGTCGAGGTCGTAGTCAAGCAGGAGTGATTCGATACCCGCCATTGTTGCGCGTTCCACCCGCCCGCTGTAACCGGATGAGTAGTACGGGATTGACCGGAGAAGGGACATATTGAGTTCGCGCTTGATCTCGTACGTCCTGTTCTGAATCTGAAGCTGAAGCTCGTTGACAACGGCCTCCATGTCCATGTTCTCGCGGGTCTTTGTCACTTCGATTGCCCGTTCAAAAATCTGCATGAAGTTCTTCCGTTTGCCACGGCTCTTGGAGATGTCGCTGGATGCGTCGCCGTTGTCTATCCACGGCTGTCCCACAACCCAAAACTTCGTCACCGTCGATACTGCGGCGAAGCGGCCCGTGGTCTTGCCATAGGTGGCACAGGTGATGCCGTTGGAGTTCGTGCCGGTAAGCTGTGCAACCCATTCGCTGTTCGCGGGCTGTACGATGGAATACTTACGGGCGATATTGGCAACCATAGCGGTCGTGATGCCCTTGGTCGCCACAATTGTTACTTTAGTGGACGCGGCGGCCTTGCCGTAGAAGTACGGGCTGTTAAGCTCATCCTCAATCCAGTTGTGTTCCACCGTAGTACCGGCAGAGCCAACCTTGATCTGACCGAGAAGGGCCGAGTCTTTCAGAAGGATTGCCGCAAGAACCTGCGAACAGTCGATCTTGTCCAGCTTATTTGCCAGTGTGGTTGTGTAACCACCTGTGCGGGTCATAAAAGCCAATGATGCTAAACTCATGTCTTATCTCCTGTTATTTTAGGAGTGCCTCGCGTAACAAGGCACCCGCCACAGCAGAAGGATCGCCTTTCTTTACTGCTTCTTCTTTCAACGCTTGTATGTTGTTCATGCGTGCGTTTATGTCTGCTCCGGTTCTGGTCGAGGTTGAGGTATCGGGCATGTAAGCATTGCGATTCAACTGTGGGTTGTTTGCTCCGTTAACGGGCGGCTGCTGTCCACCGTCGCCCCGGACTATCGCCCTGAGTTTTTCAAGGTCAACGTCCTCTCCGAATATCACCTTTAGGGATTCATGGGCCTTTCGCTTGGTCATGTCTGTCCGCGTCTTGTCGGCTATCTCGAATAGCTTTTGCACGCCTTTCGGTGAGTGCGACAATTGCGCGTACTGTGGCTGTTGTGCCAACATCTGAACGTATGCCACGCGCTCCTGAAAGTCCTGCGGGTTCTCTGCCCGCTTCTCGTCGAGGACTTCCGTAATGCGCTGCGTGTTGGCAATCTCCATTGCCTTGACCGTAATGGCCTGTTCCGGGTTCTCGATGAACAATTCCTCAAAGGATTTGGCGGGTGCGCCGGGTCGTGCCGGGCCTTGATAGCTTCGCAGTTCGATTTCTTCCTGCAATGCGTTGAGCTTGGTCTGCAACTCCCCGATAACCGCGTCCTTTGCCTTGTTCTCCTGTGATACCCTCGTGGTGAATCCCTGGATTTCCTTGTACGACTTCAACAGGTCTTTCGTTGACTTGAACTGAGCAAGAACTTCCTCGTCGCTCATCGTCTGCGTCGGGGCTTGTCCGTCTGTTGCCGGGGCCGGTGCCTGTTGAGGTATCTGTACGTCCGGTGCTACTGTTGCGGGGTCTTTGTCCTGTGCTTTAAATTCAGGGTCGTTCGCAAGGAAGTCGCCTAAACCTTCAACCGCAGGGAGACCGTTTAAGTCTGCCATGTGGCATCTCCTTATTGCCCGATGTTATGGGGCGTTTGTATTGGTAGGCGGCTTCCGAAGGGGAAGCGGGCTAGTTTTTCAGGACTATTTTTACCTCAAGGGAGGTAGTAGCCCCGTCTTTCTCTATCTGTCGTATCTCAAGGTCATGCTGATACCCCTTGAGAAATTCGCGTATCTTGGCAAGGGCATCGGAGAACTTCCCGTAGTAGACGGGGATGCTGTCGATGTCGTATCGTTTATCGGGTTTCATTCGCCCTCTTTTCCTGAATCTCGTTCTTTACTTTTACGACCTGATCGACATAGTGCATCAGGTTCACAAATCCCTTTGTGTACGGGCTGATATCGTCTGACAGTAACCCGCCCGTAATGTTCTTCATCATGTACGCCTCAAGGAACATCCAGCCTTTCTGTTGGGTAAGCTGTTCAAATGCCTCACCCATTTCGAGGTACAAGGACTCCTGCGCTTCCGTGTGTTCCTGCTGATACCTCTTGCGGATGCCCGTGATGTCGGAACCCGCGAGTATTTCACGTTTTATGTTCGCTGAAGAGAGGATCTGTGTCATCGTGTCTCCTTACTGTTGTCCATAGCCTACGCCCTGTAGGGACTGCATTATCTGAGGGTTGCCTAGAATCTGCTGAACCATTCCCATCATCGGGTCCTGCTGTTGCTGTTGCTGAAGAAGAAGGATGCGGTCAACGGTCTTGACATCGGAAACGTCGAGAGCTTCCTTCAACACTTCGTAGTAGTCGACCGTAAAAGGCCTGACGTTCATCTGTCCCATCTGCGCCACAGTGGGGTTCATCAGGATTTCTAGGGCGAACTTAATCTGATTCTGCCTGACTTCCTTGATATGGGTGATGCTCGAACCGATAGGCTTCATGACGTAGCAACGGTTGATATATTCAAGGGGTATCTTGTAGAACCCTGCATCCGGTTCGCCTATGATTGCCTCATAGGTCTGCTGAGACATATATTTCCTGTTGAGCATGACAACCTTACGGGCGATCTCCTGCAAGACGGTGAACTCAGCGAGTTTGATATTAACATCCTGTCTGTTCATCGACGCCTGCTGGAGCTTCATGACCGTTGTGGGCTGTTCCGTGTGCGCAGGTGTCTGCCCCCTGGCGTAACCGAACAGTGAAAGGGCGTTCTCCATATCAGACTGAATCTGCTTCTCTTCCGCATAGGATGACTGTGTAACGTCGCCTATCTCGAAGGAATCGACCTTTCCCATTGCATCGGGCCATATCGCGCCGGGGAAGTAGCGCAGGAGGTCGTAATTGATATCCCCGCCTTCCTTCGTCATAATAATCTTGTTAATACACAGGTCTATGTTGTCGCGCCGCGCCGACCGGATGAGGTTCTTATCTTCCTGAAGGACTTCAAGCACTTCGGGGATACCCATTGCAAAGAACTCGTCGGGAACGGGGATGTTCTTGTACTGGACTATCGGGTTGCTGTACGGGTACGGCTGTTCCAACGTCCCATCGGGTGCGGCTATCGTGCTGTCACGCATGACGACGCGCCTGTTGCCGAAGGTGATAACGTGGCCGCCTGAGAAGTAGTGGATAACCTCCACGTCATCGGCTTCCGCGTATCCCGTTGTCCCCGTATCCTCAAGCAGTTTCTTGTGCCATTTATCCGTATCGTCGGACTTGTCCTTGAGTTCGTCCACGCGGGAGTAAATACCCATATTCTGCAAGTCCTGAAGCTCGCTCAGTGGCACAAACTCACGGATGAACACACCACGGGCCTTTGACACCCTCTTGCTGCCGGGGACAGGGAGAACGTCCCAATACCCCGTTGTCTTGAGAAGGGGAAGGATGTACTCGCCACCGGAAAAGTTGGGGTATACGCCTATGTAGGCATTACCCTGAATCGCTCCCGACTTGAAGAAGTCTATTATCTCCTCAAAGAAATCGGTGTCCTCATGGGAAAGCTGGTAGTCAAGAAGGCGTTCAATCTGCTGTCCGACCTTGATAAGGTCAACACCCATCTCCCGAATGAAGGAATTACCCGTTTCGCGGGGAATGATGGAGATAAAAGGTGTCGTGGCGAACAACGTCTGAATCAGCATTGCGGTCGTATCTTCCACAAAGGCAAGGATATCTCGGGAACGGACACGGTTGACGTAGGGCCAATCAGCGTCATCGACAGCAGTGGAGAAACGATACAGTTTGTAGTGCCGTTGGGCTCTCTCGAAGTAGGGACGGCAATAGTCCTCCGACTTGCGGAGATTGGTAAGAAGCCAGTTGAGCTTGAGATATTCTTCTTCGCTTGGTCTAGGCATCGTCCATTTCCTTCACCATCTTTTCGAGTTCAGCCAGTATTCCGCGCAGGTGCCGAATGAAAATAAGCAACCGGCTCTTAGTGACCAGCACCGACATACATCCTCCTTCCTTTCATGCTGTTCTGATTCCTCTGCATGATAAGGTCTATTACCTTCTTTTCCTCGACGGGTGCCCTGTATACCGGCTGTTCCATCGCGGCGTATCTCGTGCAGTCACACCAGTCCTTGTACGTCTCTTCCGGCTTGTCCTTGTTCTCCTTGTACTGATAGTTGCACATGGCATGGAAGGGGCTGTTGGCACCCGTGCAGGCGTGTTTCGCCCACAGCATCCCCGGCTTCGCAGTTCCTAGCAACGTGGAGAATTGGGGCTTGAGGTACTCGCGGACGAGCTTGTGCCCCAATTCCACGTCACCAGGGGAGGAATGGGAAAGACGCATACGGGTTATACCCCTGCGTTCAAGTTCGCTCTGCCATGACTTCTCTTCCATTTGGGTCTTTTCCCCGAACTTCTTGTCAAGGACAACGAAGTAAGGAGTCTCGTAGCCATGCAGGGCGCGTTTCGCCTTTACCTGTCTTACAACTTCGTCAAGATCACCTTTCGCAAGGAGGTAGTCGTACCAGTAGATGCGGTGTCGCTTCTTCCCGTTTATCTCTATCTCTTCGGGAGAGACGGCACCGAACAGCCAATGGACGGGCCGGGCATCGTGCGGGTCAACAGCCTCTATCTTCATCCATGCCTTCGGGATAACAAAATCCTCGTAAACGTGCTGTTCCCTGTCGATGTCCTTGTAGACAAGACCGGAGAGGTGATGCCACTTACCTTCTTCGCGGGCTTCCCTTTCGTCGGCGTCCAATGTGGAAAGATACTGGTCTATACCCGCCTTCGGGATGAATCCCATGACCTTGTTACACTTCGGGCATCTCTTTAGCGTCCGTACCTCAGCGTTCTCAGGGATAAGGACGCCACAAGGACGGCAAAAGTCCCGGCAGTTATCCCAAATAGGACCACGGATAACCGCTATCTCAGGGTCGTCGCCTCCATGCGTGAACGCCTTGAGAGAGAAGGAATCGTAAATATGCGGCTCTTTCAACGGGGTCATTGTGAACCAGGACGGGGCGTTCGTTACGATCTTGCCGCGCTCTGCCGCCTGAAGTATCGGTTTGGGTGGCGGTTCGTCCCAATGTATCCAATCGAAGTCGATACCCTCGAAGGTGTCGGGCCGCTGATCGTATGACCGGATGTGGATGACGGAACCGCACTTCTTCCCGTTGGAATCGAAGGGAAGGGTGACGCGGATACATACGCCTGTCGGTCCCGGCTTGAAAATAGGGTTGCATATCTTCGGGATAAGCCGTTTCAGGGTCGGTTCAATCTTCTCCGGTACACTGTGCATCATCGTCTCGCATCCGATAAGGCCGTTGTTGGGAACTTTAACTTCCACTTTATAATCGGGGTCGTCCTCTGCCAGCCACGGGCGAAATCCCTGAGCATGGGCTATGTCCTCTGCTATGCCGATTTCTGTCTTCCCGGCCTTGTTCCCTTGCTCGTACAGACGCCTTTTCGGGGTCTTACCGGAAGGATTCTTTATACGGATGAACTGTCTCTGCCCCCGGTTCATCTCAAGGAAGTACAGCGGGTATTCCTTGATTATCTGCTCGTCTATTTCCTTCTGACGGGCCTCTAATTCAGGGGTAAGAGAGGATTTCTTAGGCACTAGTTATTCTCTTCCTCTTCCTCGTCGAAGGATTCGTGATTGACTTCCTTCTCGTAGGTGTCCCATCTGATCTCGTCGTAATTATTCCGGTACAGGTCTGTTACCTTCTGCTGCTCCTTGCAGTAAAGATTCTGACCTCGTGCGGGTTTACCTACCCAGGGCATACTTCCCTCCCATAATCGTCTTCCAGCCTGATAATATCGTCTTCCCCGAAATACTCACCCGTCTGCACCTCGATAAGCACAAGGTTGTCGTCGCTCGCGTTCTCTATCCGGTGTACGGACGGCTTGTTCACTTCGACAATCGAACCCTTTTCAAGGAAGTAATAATCGTCATCGACTATGGCGTTACCCGTACCGGACACGACTACCCACACCTCGTCTCTCTTACGATGGGACTGAAGGGAGGTACGCATACCCGGAAGGATGACAAGGCGTTTAACCTTGCAGTCTGAGTCGTAGAGGACTGAGTAGGTGCCCCAGGGACGGGTCATGGAGACCTCTTTTTGCCTAGGGGGTTCATCAGGGGGATATACGTATACGCGATAGGGGTACACCCCCCAAGGCCGGTATCTGTCTCGCCACCAGCCAGCACGTTACGCTTGACGTTCAACGCTTCGCTTGCTATCATTGCTGTATGTTCCTGCGTGCCAGTGTTCAGCATCGTACCGTCTGCCCTCTCCCCTGCCCTGGTGTGCATTCACAAGCGATACCCTGATTGTGATATGCAGTTTACATAATAACCATTATCAAGATACTCAAATCTCTGTAACTCTCTGATATCATTGATAGTAGGTATTAACAGTCGTGATTTAGGCTTGTGATTGTCACAATATGCACTATGAAAACCTATACAAGCCGGTATTATAATGGTGTCAGTCCCGGTTAACATCGTCACCTCGGAGCCTGCTCTGTAGGTCTCTGATGTGAGTTACGATCACGGATTGATTATCTGTAGACTGGCCCCGCTCTAGGCGCTCCTTGTCATAGAGGATACCGTAAGAGAGCACGCGCAGGTTGAGGGGCACGCCTTTTATGTCTTGCTCAGTAATGGTGTTTAATATCTTCTCTTGCATTCCTGCAAGGATTTCGGCCCTGTGATTCTTGTATCCCTCTACAGCATTCTGGTTGATTCCGTATCTCTGTAACGTGGTGATAACGTTGACGTGAGAGCAATCAGCCATCTTGGCTATCTCTGTCGGGCCTAGATCGGGATGCTTGGTTGCAATATCAATAATAGTAGGTGCCTTTGACCCTCGACGTGGCGTAGTCTTTGTAACTTTCTTAACCTCTAGGCCCTGCCCAACGGTCTTGGCTTTAGGTCTTGCCATCCTTTATCCTCTACTCCTAATCTTGGTATGTATCTCAATCTCTACTGAAGAGGCTTACCACTGAGAAGCCGTGGTAATCGGTTAATCGTATATATATCTATGCGTATTTTTGCCAAAATGGAGAGATTCCTTAATGATTACATAGAGGTGATCTTGCCAAAGAGGGGTTAAAACCCTGTATTCGACAATAGTGTCGAAAAATAGTTTCAAAATAATTGCATTTTAGGGTTGACATATCCCGATGATGATATATAATATGATTATGATGATGCACACAATAACCAAGGAGGGCAACATGAAAATCACAGTTAGAAACACAATAGTGTCAGGCAACCTCGGAGACGGATTTAACAACAACAATACAGCAGCTGAACTGCTGGGTCAGTATGAAGAAGAGAAATTACAGGAGTATTTTAACCGGCACTATTCCGAATACGAGGTTGAGGTCGAGACCCGCATACTGCGTAACTCTTTTGGCGTCGGTGGAGGCGTAACAGTGGATAGCGACGACGACGATCTGAACGCCTCCGATATCGAGCAGGAATTACACTCCCTCACCGATAGCTGGTGGGGCGAGTGGTTGGATACCGAGGAGGCCCAAGATGCCTAAATTAACCTGTCTAAAATGTGGCCACCAGTGGGAAAGCAGAGTCAAACACCCTGCATCGTGCCCCCGGTGCAAATCGTATACATGGGATAAACCCCGCAAACAAGAGAAGGAGGGAGAGAGATGAAAGGGAATATATATCGTAGTGGTGCCGAGGAAGCGGTTGATTGTATTAAGTTCAGAATAAACGAAATGGAGCAGGAAGAAAAAGAAAATGCTGAGAATCATTTAACGTATCAATCATTGTTAAAGTTTTTTTATGACACGCGTAACATCATCAATGAATAAAACCCCCTGATCGCTCCGGTGGAGTACCGGCCTGTGCTGACACACAGGAACAGGGGGCAAGAGAGTATAAAACGCTGAAAGGAGAAAAGCAAATGACAATCATCGAAACGGTAAACACATTCACGCATAACCCGAAACAGAATAACGCATGGGTATTGAAAGAAAGGCTCGACAGGTATTTGGCAGAGCTTGCCCCTGCCGTCGAAGAATACAAAGAAAAACGCACCGCTGTTGACATCGAAACCCGTATCATCATGGACGAGATAATCGCAGAATATGAGCTTGTAAAATCAACCTATTCCATTGGCAAGCACTTGGAAATGTGGGAAGATCACCAAGTCCACGACTGCACAACTGTCAAGGAATTTCTCAGCAAATATTATAAAGCCGACAGGTATACGGGCAGGGGCGAAGAATACGCCGATATGCTGTTAAAGTCATACGAACAAAGCCTTAACGAGAATGGCTATGTTATCATAAGCCAACACGACAGCGTAACAGGCAAGGTTGTAGCACTGTTTAAGGCGGTGCCCTCATGCTAATCGACCTGACAGAATACCTCAACATGACCGTCGAGCAGATCGCGGAAGAGATCAAAATAATCGTGGAGGTGATAGGATGAAAAGAACAACAGGAAGGAAGGGACAATCTAACGAGTACACCCAGTATGCTATAGACAAACCTCGCAGACTCGATATTGTAGCTCAGGCCGCTGGTGCGACATGGAATGTGTTTATAATCGAACCCGGCAAGAATGGGCGTGTTGTCACCGTAAATGCCTTTGTCAAAACCGATGACACCGAACCCAAAGAAAAAGCCGTCGCTTGCGCTGAGTCTATCGCGCTGGCATTTGAGAAATATTACACCTAGCCCCCCCCTTCTTCCCCGCTTCACTCCCTCTTGCCCCTCACTTCGAGGGGCTTTCTATTTCCCTCTGAAATAGCGGTAAAATGTTCTCTCCGCAAGATTCAAAACCCGCATAGATGCGTCGGCTGATACGTCAAAGAATGCCAGTGCCGCGACTGCCTTCTTCACAAGATGCGAGTAAGTATCAATCGGCATCTCCATTATCTGATCGTGACGACGGGCGTGTTCTGTTTCCTTACTCTCCCGACTTGCGTTCAGCACATCCTTGTAGTCCAGGTTCACGAATCCTTCATACCCCGCGCCCATTATCTCGGATGCCAGCGGCTCCTTGCAGGGCGTATTCCCGTCTATCTTATCCATCAGCGGCGGGCAGAAATCATTCTGCTTTGTAACTTTGTTGAGCTTAAGATACGTGCAAATGTGCCGCTGTCTGCATCTGTCACAGTACCAGTCTGTCATTTTACCCCCTTACAATTATGTCCTATGTGCAGTTTGCCGCAATATTTACACTCGTATATCTCCAAGCCCGATTCCCCTCTACACAAAAGGCTGTCAATCACCTTCTGCGCCTGTGACGGCTTTCTATACGCCCGTTTTCGCACGCATTTGAACCAGACTTTAGGCGGTACGCTCACTCTATAACCTCGTTTCTTTCGGTCCTTCTCACCTTGTGTATTCCACAAACCTTACAAACTCGATCTTGTATCATCTCGGTTTGCCTATATTTTTCCCGTGTGAGACCAAACAAATACTGTATCTCCGTAGTTACAAAACGAGGTTTACCCCAATCCGTCCATGTATGAAAAATATGGAACGATTTCATTCCGTCCACCCCCATTCCCTGTTCGTGTTGCCCTCTCCGTACTCGTCGTACACGTAATCAAAAGGCCATTCGTACTCGTCATAGAACCGCCAAAAGTGATAGGGTAAGAAGATATCGAGAAACAAATCAGGCATAAAACAAGGGTTCATGCTTTCGGCTCCTTATTTTTTAAACTTCTTCCACAGGTAAACAACAACAAGCCCTGCAACAATCCACGGGCCGTACTTCTTTGCCAACACTTCAAGGTCTGCCAATATAGGCTTGCCGTATTCTTCAAACTTTTCTTTGATTGTTGTTTCAATTTCATTAAGCATTAATACTCTCCTTTTTTAAGCAGTATTCTCCACACACTTCTCTTGTATAATGGGCAATCAGAGTCAGAATTTTCTTTAGCCGCCATGTCTTTGATGGATTTATAATAATGACCTTCTTTTTGTGGATGTCTACAAGAGCGATCGCCATTATGCCACATGTATAAATGCTCACAGTTAGAACAATATTTCCCCGTAATCCTCGTATTCCGTTTTAACGAAATAGTTATTCTCATTTTTTGTCCCTCGCAAAAACACACGAAAGAAGGCCGAATACAAACACCCACGATATGATTACCGATTTCACATCAAGGTTAGTTGTCCACTTCCAGCCGCAAGTGGTGGCAAGCATATTGAGCATCACAAGGAGCATGGACGGCATCACAAACCAAAACCACACCTTTTTAATCCCAAAATACAACGCCACGGCTAGACCTATCCAGAATCCGTATTTCTTGACAAGACCCGCCAACCATTCCATTGTTTCGTTGATTTCTTGTTTCACTCTCCCCCCTCCTGTTTTTTCATCTCCTGCCAATCCAGCACGCACGCCCAGATAAACCCGATAAACGCGAGTATCCCCGCGCCGATAATTGTTCCCGACCAAAAGGCTACCCAGATCATATTTCCCTCCACTGTTCTATTCGCAGTTCACACCGCGGATTCTCTTTATCAATCTTGCCGAACTCGTACCGGACGGCCCGGATGTGCTTGTAATTGTCGTTCTCAATCACGTTCAGTTCTTGCAGGGCATCGTCTGTGAACTTTTGAATGGCAGCGCATACATTGGCAAGGTCAAAGGCCCGTCCTGATGATGGGAATACCGTGTAGGTGAAAAGATAAGGTGCGTTGTCAGCATAATACCTTGACCCGTCTATATCGCTTGTATACCAATCCTGTAGCGCACCACTGACAACATCTTTCCATATCACCTTTGCCTGATTCATGGTCATGTGGTGAGCATTGCGAAAGGTATTCAAGTTCAAGGCAAACACCTTATCCTCTTTCGTCTTGCGCGGGATGGTGACGGACAGGGGAAGGGAAATTGTCATCCCTCTCCCCCCTCCACCATCTTAAACCCCCGGTCGCCGCGCTTCTTCGGGTAGGTTCTCGCATGGGCCTCACCCTGCAACACTCTGATCGCCGCTTCCCTCGTCTTGCTGTCTGCCGTGAGCCAAAGGATAAAAAGTTTAATCACGAGACCATCCTCCTTTTCTCAATTCTGCCAGCGCCCGCGTCAAATCCATGCTCGAACGCTTGGCTGTAGCCGTCTCAGCGCATCCCATAGCCCAATATTCGTCTTTTTGGATCCTGCACTTCGCCGCCTCTGCCCGTACTATAAACCGTCTTGCTTCCGCTATTGCTGTGTTCAGGGTTTCTAGGGTCATGCCGTTTCCTCCATTTCGGGTACAAACTCCTCATCCTCCACGTGCGCATAGGGGATCATCTTTTTCAGTGCTTCTTGTCCTCTGTAATACTCTTCCTCGTCAGCCGCTATCCTGTCGGCCTGTTTGCCAGCCAGGTATTGAGACACAGACACATAATGCCGTTCCTTGATCGGATAAATGCTCATGAATTTCAGTTCATCCGAGCGCGACAGGTATGATTGAAACCAGCCGTGAGATCGCATAAGGGCGCGTTTTCGGTGGTAGTTCTCCATTTCCGTTTCGTTGTACTTCTTGTACAGGGTGGCAAATGGAATGTCCTTGATAGCCGTGTAGTATTCAGCCGTAGCTATCTCGATGAACCTGTCCAGAAATTCTTTCCCAACGACATCCTTCCAGAACACCACGTCTTTCATTTCTCACCCCTCATCAGCCTGTCGAGATATTCGACATCAGCGTCGGTACTGCTTTGTTTCCCCTGACCAAACTCGTTGTTCTCCCAAGTCCTGACCGCCGCCTTCCAATCTTTCATCTTGTTCTTGCCTATCATCCATCCTCTCGCCTCGTAGTGGTCATACCACTTGCGCGGGTCGATACCGTTGTTTCGTTCTTTGCAGTAAGAAATTACATCTTCGATTTGGGGGGGGATTGGGGAAACTTGTTTCCCCTTATATATTCTTTTTTTCTTTGGAGAAGGAGATGAAGAAGAAGAAGGGGGCGTTACTTCTCCGTTACTTTTCTGTTTCTCTCTATGACGTTGTTGCCTTAACCTATTGTTTTCTTGATCTTTTGCATCCCTATACATCCTTCTGTTACGCACCGTTACTAATAACGAGTCCGTAACGCTAAAATAACAAAATGAAAGGGTCTTGGCTTCCTCAATAAATAGCGTAAAATCCGTGTCGGTTGCTCCAACCATTCGCTTGATTTGTTCCATTGTCCCCGTGACCTGTCCTCTCTCCGGTGCGTCCCACATGAAGCATAAAAGATCAATCCATATCCCCTTTGTAGAATGTGATACCATCTTGAGTTGGGAATCACTCAGCCAATCTTTGACATAAAATTGAAAGGCGGGAGCCTTAGACATTTCTCTCCCTTTTGCCGAAGTCAGGGGGACAGGGTGGTGGAATCCTGTCCTGCCCCCCGACGTGCTGTATTGTTACCAGATCGGATGATTTGCTTTCCTTCGGTCCTCTACACCACTCCGGCACCCCTAAGTGGCAATGCGCGGGCTTGTCGTGATCTTCCCAACAGAACGCACATGGAGAACATCGTTCAAGATTAAAACCCCCCGGCCCCTCGTCGTCGCTACAAGAGGTCGGGGGTAAGGAGGAGGTGGTACAAGTCGCATTTTGCTGATTAATTTCGTCACCAGAAACGATGACGCTCAATTGAGGGTAAAAAAAAGGAAGGGTCAAATAATCCCCTTTGCTCTGTACTTTGCCAGAACTTCTATCTCCTTATCCTTTTCAGCCAGTGCCGCCTGTAGTTCCTCGATCTGCCGGTCTTTCTCATCCATGAGGGGGGCAAGAGTGTATCCGCATCGGAAGGCGAGCCATATAAGAGGCACCTTGTTCTGGCATAGGTTCATAAACTCCATGAGTTTATTTTCTGGAAAGTGCCCTCCATTGCCAAAGATGCGCGCCCACTGGCCTTGGTCTATCTCAAGCGCCATCGCGAGTTGCTTGTCTTCTAAACCTGATATGGACTTGCAGAGTTTGAGCGAATCTTTAAAGGTTTGACAGGTGGTGATGACTTCCGATGAAACTTTCTTCTTCTGGTCCCTCAATAGCAATTGAAGCTGTTCCATGGCGTTCCTTCCTTCCGACTGTCAACCACAATCAAGATAATTGACTCCAATTGACGGTCCGGCTTATGGGAAAAATTTTTTATGCATTACTCAAACAACCGTTTCACCGGCACATCAAGAGAAGCCGCTATTTTCTCAAGAACTTTTAGAGGAATGGTGGCCCCGTTTTCATACCGGTATATTCGAGATTGGTCTTTGCCAATACAACAACCCAGTTCCCTGCGGGTCATTCCTTTGGCTTTCCGAAGACATTTAATTTTTTCACCTATCGTCATAATATGCATATTACGCGTATTTCTATATGCGTGTCAAGCATATTTTTCATCTTTTGATTTTATGCACAATATGCCAACATTTATAGGTGGTTACTTTGGACGAATTTTTAACCAGACTTAAAAAAGAGCGGAAAGACGCCGGTTTTAGTCAGGAAAACATTTCCAATATGTTTCAGAAAGCGGACGCCGGTTTCTATGGAAAGAAGGAAAACGGGTTACACCCCTTGCCGGTAGGCGAACTTATCCCGATTCTTGACAAATTGGGATATGATATAATGGACGTTTTTGAAAAGAAATCGACACACTATCCAGTGCAATTTCATCCTATTTTATCCATGGTTGTGGAGATCATGCAATCGGGAGATTCCGATGAACGGCGTCTACTGGAAAGGTATCTTAAATCCGCAATCGAGAGTATCAGGAAGAAAGTCGAAGAACAGCAGCCCCAGATTTCCCAACACGACGATACGACGAGGGGCGCTCCGCCTACAAAACAACGCGGCTCCTCCGCTGTGTGATTGGGGACACACAACGAGAGTATACAGCGCCGCAACGGGGGAGCATGGGTGGGATGAAAACTAAGGTTTTATTTATAGCAGATTATAAATTTAGCCCAATCAGTGGGGAAAGAAGCAAAAGTTAATGCTACGCCAGATCAAGACTTTTGTCGTGGTTACGTCCAACGTTGCCGCTCACCTCTTGTTTAGGCGCAAACCGTTCAGGCTCAAAAAAGACAGGATGTTCTCGGATTTTTATCGGAGACAGGTCGCCCAACATATCAACGTGCCGATCAATTTTGAGAATCACTATGGCAAAAGCCGCGATTATCTGATGGAAGTCTTTGGAAGGCTTAAGCCGGGAAGTACCGTGCTAGACCTTGGTTGCTATCTCTCGAAACGCTTGAACTGGTTTGCAAAAAGAAACCCCGACATTTCTTTCGTCGGCGTCGATATTTCTTTGGACACGCTTTTAGTCGCTAACGATCATGTAAAATTCCAACCGAACGTTAGGATTGTTGCCGCCGATTTTAAGGACCTGCCTTTTCCACCGGAAACATTCGATATGGCATTTAGCCATCTCGCCCTTTGCAACGTATCTTATTCACAAATTGAGGCTGTGTACCAAGAAATAACGCGGGTATCCAAAACAGAAATTATTATAATAGAACCATATCATAGACCCCTTCCCCTAAAGCAGAAACTATTGCTGATTGCCGCTCCAGACAAGTATGCTCACAATTACGCCGATCTAATCGATGACAGAATAACTCTGCAAGACAGTATCCCGTTATTTGACAAATCCTCACAATTTCACCCTATCACAATATTTAATTACTTAAAAAAATAAGCTCTTTTTGATCTTCAAAAATATTTTCATTTTATTAACGAATATGCTTGACACGCATATTTTCATTGTGCATAATATGCATATTACGCACTATCAACCCCGCCCCGACACAAAGGGGTGGGGAAAAGGAGGGAAGAGGATAAATGAGTTCATTGTATTGGGATGACTTTGAAAGACGGATTGGAGAAACGGTAGACTGTCTACAAACTCAAAGGCCCGTTCCTGTCAGGCGTGTAGCTGTTTTCGTAACTGACAAATGTAACTTCAGGTGCCACTACTGCAACGTGGCGTTTAGCCACAATACAATGCCGGAAAGCGTATTCAGAGGTATCGTGGATAAATATGGAGATTCGGCCATTATCCACATTACGGGCGGGGAGCCTTCTCTTTGTTCATGGCTGTATCCATTGATTGAACAAGCTTTGGGCGTAAGATTTCATCTAAACACAAACGCCTTTTTGACTCCACCGACGAATATTAAACGGCTCAAGGTGTCGCTTGATACCCACAAGGCAGACTACTTCAACGAGCTTACGCAAAGGACTTCATTCAACAGGGTTGTCAATAACATAAAGCTGGGTTGCAAATATACAGTGACGTCTATCACCTGCACCTTGACCAGAGAGAATTACAAAGACGCTCCTGATTTTATGAAGTTCTGTCGAGACTCATTCCCCGGTCTGTATGCGGTGTTCTTCAGCATCTACAAAGGCACTAAACCCCGCTTCGCCTTTCAGGACAAGGACGTAGAAACCTTTTTCAACGATACTCGGCCCTTGTTACAGGAACAAATGGACAAGGAGTCTTTGAACCTTTTCCTCGAAACCATCGATGATAAGCGAAGGTTGTTGGAGCGGATGCGGTTCCCTGAGAACAACCACGGCACCTGTTATTTATCCCTGTCGGAAAGGGTTTTCGACACACATGGGAACGAGTACAACTGTTCGCATCTGTATAGAGACGGCATTATGCACACGGACAACAACAAGCATCGTAAATGCCTTTACGGTTGCAACAGAAGACTTGTCGCATTCAATGAGGAGGTTACACAAATCCTCAAAAGGAGGCCCGAATGAAATTTGAAATCCGCAACAGATGGAATAACAGCGTAATGTTCGAGATCGAGGCTGATAGCTTCGTAAAAGCCGTAGAAAAGAAGGTGGCAGAACACGCCAACCTGTACGGTGCCGACCTGTACGGTGCCAACCTGCGCGATGCCAACCTGTACGGTGCCGACCTG